CATCAAATAATACTGCTAACACATGGTATTCAGGTGGCGGTGGAGGTGGAGGTTCAGCTGGATCTTGGCGTGGCCAAGGTGGTACAGGTGGCTTAGTAACTGGTGGAAATTCTTATACTCAAGGTGCTGGTGGCGGTGGAGGTATTGGAGGCCGTGGAGGTGGAGCATGGCATAACCAGTGGGGTTCAACTACAACTAACTACGATATGGGTGGCGGTGGAGGTGGAGGATCCTGGGAAATGGGTGAATCTATTTATACTTCTTCAAACAACCATGGAACACAGTCAGGTTTTGGTGGTGCAGGATACATGGCACCAAGAAATACAGGACTCGATACAAATAATTACCATTCTGGATTTTCAGAAAATCAACATGGCTTAGCTGGCCATCATGGTCCACTAGAGCCATATGCAATGGGAGTATATTATGGAGTAAACTTAAACACTGACAATGCTTATAGATTTTCACCACAAGGTATTTCTCCATTAAATGTTCTTATGACACCAGATGCATTCGTAGCGCCAAGATTATTTTGTGTAGTTGGAAGCGGTGGTATGGGTGCAGCAACATCATACTGGGGTACAAGAGGTGCACCTGGTGGACGTGGAGCCGCTGGTGGCGGTGGAGGTGGAGCAGGTAAAAACTCTTCATCTAATACTGGTAACGGTGGAGCTGGTGGATTTATGGGAGGCGGCGGAGGCGCTGTTAACCAACAATCTGTCGGTGGAGACTCACTCGCTGGTGGCGGTGGAGGTGGAGCTGGTGGAACACTAAGCTGGACCTCAACACAATCTGGACAGGGTGGACCTGGCTTCGTAGCGGTGGAGTGGTAATATGGCTAAATGGGCTAGAAAAAACGAAAATGGAGATATTGTAGAAATAACTACAGAAGATCCAACTGGTAAATTCCATGAGTCAATTGTTTGGGAATCTGTAAATGATTCTGCAGAAATAGTTGAAGATAATGGAATTATTCCAGAAAATAATCAAGATCTAAAGGACCTAGTTGCTTCATATGAAGAATATGTTGCTTCAATAACACCTCAAACAGAAGAGTAAAGTTTTTATGAAAATAAAAACAATGAAAGAGCATTGGTCTAAAGAAGATGCCTTAACTCTTAAAAGAATGAAAAAAAAGAAATGGGCTCGTTTAGACGAAGACAACACAATAGTTGAATTTACTACAATTGATCCTACTGGAAGATATCACCCAGATTTAAAATGGGTAGAAGTAGATCATGACACTCAATGGGGAACTCGTATAAACCTACTTGGATATGAGCAGACATATATTCCAACAATTGGAAAAGAAGAAGACTACGACCTAATTGTTTTAATTCAAAAAGAACAAGAAGATGCTTTAAATAAAATTGAAACTAAAGATAAAGATCCCGTAATTAGTCAATTTACTGCAAATATTCTTCCTGAAGATTACGCTGACTAGCTATTGTAAACTTTAACATAATATGGTATTATATTAATATACATAAACTTGTATATATTTATAAAGACATTTCCAGATAAAGAAATTATAGTAATTGAATCCCCAGACTACCCTATAGTTGGAGTAGGAGAATCCACACTTGGAAGTATTACAGAATGGGCAAACTATATAGGTCTAGATGAAAAAGACTTTATGCCAGCCACAGACGCTGTTTATAAAATGAGTATTAAATTTACTGATTTTTATAAAGAAGATTCTGGAAGTTTTCATTACCCATTCGGAGACCCATTCCTTGAAGGAACATATAATGGATTAAATGACTGGTATGTTAAAAAAGCACTATATCCAGATTTAGATGTAGCAGATTATGCAAGAACATTTTTCCCAGCACTTACATTAGCAGAGCAAAACAAGTTGTCATGGAATGAATCTGGAAAACTATATAATTTTAATTTTAAAAAAGACGTTGCATATCACTTTGACGCTACCAAATTTGGAATATGGCTTAGAGACAATTACTGTATTCCAAGAGGGGTAAAAGTATTACCATTAACAGTTAATGAAGTTAAATTAAATGAAGACGGTATTGAAAGTTTAATTTTAAGTAATGGTGAGTCTATATCGGCAGATCTTTTTATTGATTGTACTGGATGGAAAAGCATACTTCTTGGAGACGCACTAAAAGAACCATTTGATGATTATTCTCATCAGCTTCCAAATAACCGTGCTTGGGCAACTAGAATTCCATATACAGATATTGAAAATGAAATGGAACCTTTTACAAATTGTACAGCAATTGAAAATGGCTGGGTTTGGAATATACCTTCTTGGGAAAGAATTGGAACTGGATATGTTTATAGTGATAAATATGTTTCTCCAGAAAATGCATTAGTAGAATTTAAAAATTATTTAAAGTCAGATAAAATGAAAATTCATGATCCAAGTAGAGATGTAGATTCATATGAATATAAAGACATTAAATTTAGAATTGGAATTCATAATAGAATTTGGGTTAAAAATGTAGTTGCAATTGGATTATCAGCAGGTTTTATTGAACCTTTAGAATCAAATGGATTGTTTACAGTACATAAATTTTTAATAAAATTAATGAAATCATTAAACAGGGGAACTGCAAATCAATGGGATAAGGATGCTTTTAATATAGCATCTAGAATGGTGTATCTAGAATTTAAAGATTTTGTTGCTATGCATTATGCACTATCAAATAGAACTAATACAAAATATTGGCAAGACATAGCTAAAAGATCATTCAATTTACCAATGAAGGATGAAAATCCTTTAACCCCAATGACATTTACAGATTTAGCTGCAAGAAAAATTAATTTAAATAGATACGAGCCTAATGCTGGCATGAATTGTATTGCAACAGGAATGAATTATTTTCCAGTAGATAAAATGACAATTATGGGCTGGGAGCATGTCGAAGGGGTTGACTACTATAAAGCAACTCAGCTAGCTTTTGAAAACTGGAAAAAAATGAGAAAAGATTGGCAAGATGAAGCAGACGCTTCTCCAACTATGTATCAATGGTTAAAAGAAAATCGTCACAGTGATAAAGCCTAAAGAGATAATCCTAGTTACTAAAAAGCTTGGTAAAAAAGAATATTGGAATAAAGTAAATGCTATAGAGTTCTGGGCTTTTTCTACAAAACTTGCTATAATATTTCCTGGACTCCTTTTTGGAGTACAGTTTTGGTGGCTATACATATTTGCATTAGTCTCCAGCCTAACCCTTGTTTTTACATCAACTGTAAAAACATTACCTACAATTATTTATTTTAATATCGGATGGAGCATACTAGCCTCAGCCGCAATTATTAAACACTTTATATAAAGGAGAAAAAATGACAGAAGATACAAAGACTCCAAATGCGGAAATTGCATTTGTAGTTGTAAAAAACTTAGACGGAACATATAGACTGCTAGATTCATTAACAGATGAAGTAGTGGCTTCTAGAAAAGCTACACGCCTAGACATCAAGGTTGCTGCTGGAGAAATTTATAACTCTATCTCAAATGCTGAATCAGCAGAAGCAGTACTAGCACTTCTTGCAAGATCACAACAACCTCAGAACACAGCAGAAGAACCTCAAGAATAGTTAATGCGTTTTCATGTGGTTAGTCTTCCACATACTCAAACGACTAAAGAGTATGTCAATTGCGCCTTTACTGAAAAAGTAAGGCGCTTTTGCCTTATGATGAAAGACTTAGGGCATGAAGTTTATCTATATGCTGGAGAACAAAACGAAGCTCCATGCGATGAATTAATTACATGTATATCAGAGCAAGAAAGACTTTATGGATTAAATGGTAAACATTTTACATCTGCATCTTTTGATATTACTCAACCTTTCTGGGATAAATTTTTAAATAACGTAATAAAAGAATTAAGCCCACGTCTTCAACAAAAAGACTTTATATGTTTAATTGGCGGAACTTCACACAAGCCAATAGCAGATGCATTTCCACAACATATGTCAGTAGAATTTGGAATAGGGTATGGATCCACATTTGCTAAATATAGAGTTTGGGAATCATACTCTTGGATGCATGCTTCTTATGCTTCACATAAAGACCCAACAAAAGTAGATGGTCTATTTTACGATACAGTAATACCAGGATACTTTGAGCCAGAAATGTTTCCGTTCCAGCCAAATAAAAAAGATTACTATCTTTACATTGGAAGAATGATAGAACGTAAAGGTGTAGATATTGCATCTCAAATGTGCAAAGAAATTGGTGCTAAATTAATTATGGCGGGTCCTGGAGATTATATTCCAGAGTATGGTGAGTATATTGGCCCAGTAGATTCAGATAAAAGAGCAGAATTAATGAGTAATGCAATTGCAGTTATTGCCCCGACAACTTATATAGAGCCATTTGGAAACATTGTTCCAGAGGCACATTTTTGCGGTACACCAACAATAACAACAGACTGGGGAGCATTTGTAGAAACAAATCCGAATGGCATAACTGGATACAGGTGTAGAACCCTTGATGAATTTTGCAAAGCGGCAGAAGATGTTAAGAAATTAAATCCTCAAATAATACATGATCGTGCAATGGCTACATACTCAGTCGATGTAATCAAATATAAGTATGATAAGTATTTTAAAGGTCTTTTAACCCTATGGGATGACGGGTGGTACACAAGATTATAAGGCATATAATGGTACAATATAAAAATGGCAACTACAGGTAAGGGTTTTCATTACCCAGAATATACAGATACACCAGATGTCCCTAGAGACCTGGAGTATTTAGCTGAAGACGTAGACGCATATTTAACTGCCCATCCTGGACCAACAGGACCTACTGGACCAACAGGTCCTACAGGCGCAACAGGTCCAGCAGGTGCAACAGGCCCTTCAGGGCCACAAGGTCCAGTAGGCGCAACTGGTGCAACAGGTCCATCAGGACCACAGGGAACGGCGGTAACAATCCTTGGAACGTATAATTCATTAGGCGAACTTCAAACAGCACATCCAACAGGAAATCCTGGAGACGGTTATTTAATTGGTGGATCATTATATGTTTGGTCTGCAACATCATCTTCATGGGAAAACGTTGGAAGTATTCAAGGACCTACTGGTGCAACAGGGCCAACAGGTCCAACAGGACCACAAGGTCCTTCTGGTACAGACTCAGTAGTTCCTGGACCAACAGGTGATACAGGTCCAACTGGTCCAGCAGGTGCAACAGGTCCATCAGGACCACAAGGCCCAGCGGGCCCATCAGGTCCATCAGGTCCAGTAGGTGCAGAAGGCCCAACTGGTCCATCAGGTGCAAACTCAACAGTTGCAGGACCAACAGGACCAACTGGTCCAGTAGGACCAACAGGACCAACTGGTCCAGCAGGCGAAGTAACACTACTTGGAGCACAGACACTTGTAGATAAAACATTAAGTTATCCAACATTCTTATCTGGAACAGAAACTGCAAATATTGTTGCCTCAGCAGCAACTGGAACAATAAATATGGATGCAGAAACATCAACAATTTATTATTATACTTCTGATGCAACAGCTAACCATACATTAAATTTTAGATATAATTCATCAACATCATTGTCTTCTAAGTTAAGCGTAGGAGAATCAATCACATTTGTTTGGATGAACACAAGTGGTGCTACAGCATATTATCCATCAGTAATTCAAGTAGACGGATCTGCAGTAACACCTAAGTGGCAGGGAGGAACTGCACCAACGGGTGGAAACACAAGTTCTGTAGATTTATATACATTTACAGTAGTTAAAACTTCAGCTTCACCAGCGTACTTGGTTCTTGGATCACAAACTAAGTTTGCGTAGGATTAATTATGCCAATAATATCATCTAGGAGTTCAGGGTCTTCAAGAGGCTTCGGATTTGGAATTGGTAAAGCTTCTCCAATTGCAAGCGGAGGAGACTCAATTGCAACTTATAATGGATATACTTATCACACATTTTTAAATAGTGGAACATTTACAATGTTATCATCAAAACAGGTAGAAGTTTTAACTGTTGGTGGTGGAGGAGCAGGTGGAGGACACCACTCAACTCTTTACACAACATATGGCGGTGGTGCAGGAGCAGCTTTATTAGCAACAACAACATTATCTCCAAATACATATACAGTAACTGTTGGAAATGGAGCAACCGCATCTTACACAACTACTGGAACTAGAGGTCCAAATGGATCACCTTCACAATTTGGAAGTTTAACTGCAGCTCAAGGAGGTGGCGGTGGCGGTGCATCTAGCGGTGGTGGATCATATTACAATACGGCATCAGCAGATGGTTCTACTGGATCTAGCGGAGGTAACGGTGGTGGAGGATCACCTGCTGGTTCAGGCACACAAGGAAATTCAGGAGGACTTGGCGGTGGTGGTGGTCAAGGTGGAGCAGCTTCTTCAATACAAGCAGGTGCTGGTGTAAATTATACAGATTGGGCCATTGCTTCTGGTAAAGGTTTAAGCGGACTTTTTGCAGGTGGAGGAGGTTCAGCAGATTATATAAATGTTTCAGGTGGTGGTGGACAAGGTGGTGGTCCAGCTCCATGGGGAGATACTGGCGGAAGCGGAATTGCAAATACTGGTGGCGGTGGAGGCGGAGCAGGAAAAAATCAAGATTCATATAGAGCTGGTGGTAATGGCGGTAAAGGAATTGTAATTGTCAGATATCTTGGATCTCATCCAGATGCTATAGTAAAAACAACACCAGGTGCTGTACCAACAAATAATTCTATTCCTTCAATTGGAGGATCTGCTTCAGCAGGAGGAACATTAACTAAAACTTCAGACGGTTCTTGGAGCAATGCAACATCATTTGAATATAAATGGCAATATTCTAATGATAATACATATTGGGGAGATAGGACAACATGGTCTTCTACATATGCTGATTATTCAATAAGCCCATCTTCTGCAGCACAAAATCCATGGCAATATTTTACTTCTTATCCAGCAAAAACTTTAGCAGCTGCTGGAAGTCTTAGACAAGGATTAAATGGATCAAAAGATCAAGGTTTATATTATAGATTAGCAGTAAGAGGAGTTAATGCTAATGGCTCATCTGCACCAGCATATTCTGCATCTTCATCACAAATTCCTTTAATTCCAGTATATTCTGGAGGAGGAAGTTATTCTGGTAGCTTCTCTGTAGGAAGCACAATATTTGCAACAAGAGGAACATGGAGTGCAACATCTACACAATGGCTGTATCAATATATTAGAGCATCAGATGCAGCTGGAAGCAACGTTCAAGCATTTCCTCAAATAGGTTCTACTGATAACGCAGGAAATACTACTCCTGGATGGACATATGGAAGAAATTATCTTTTATCAACTGCAGATAAAGGGTTTTATATAGGCTGTATACTTACACCATTAGGTGGCAGTAGTAACGGAGGAAGCGGTGTTACAATCATGTTTGGATACCTACCATAATGGATGAAATATTAATAGAAAGACCACAAGAAGAAATAACATTATTTAAGGTTTCTTTAGATAATGAATCTGATGATCAGTACATACAATGGATTAAGTCTACAATTGGAGCTAGATGGGTAGATGTTCAAGATACTGGACTAAATCTAATTAGAGAAAATAGAGATGGTACTATTTATATATATACTGAATCAACAGATACATGGGAGATAGATGTCATATAGATTAAAAGTCCTATCAGACTACCCGCTTGGATTTTGGCCGATAGAATCCATTACTGGTAGTGGACTTACTACGTATCAGGATGTTTTAAATAATTTTACTGATTATACAGATTTTTTAAATTCATTTAATACGTATGCTGAAGCTGGCGGAAGCATAACAGAAGATATATCTGGATCTAACAATACTGCTATATATAGCGGAACACATACAGATGGAATTATTCCATTAGTCCCTGGATTTACTCAGTCTGGTAAATTAACTGGATCATCATCAATATTATATCCAGTATTAAATGACCATGTAAATAACACATTGTCTCCAGGATTTGGAACTTCAAACTCATCGGATAACGACTTTACTTTAGAGTGCTGGGTATATTTTAATACTTCATCAACATCTATAATTCCAATATTGGCAGATTCAACAAACTCTGTTGGTTTGTTCTATGATAACAAGAATATAGTTTTTAAATTAAACTCAGAGTCTATATCATGGACAATACCATATATCAAAAAGTCTTTTCATGTTGTTGCATCATATACTGGATCTAAGGCATACCTCTATATAGACGGAATTCTTGAAGAAGAAAAAACGCTTACAAATTTTGCATTTACAAATAGCTCATTAAACTTGTCTTCTGGTCCAGTAGCAAACTCATCAGATTATATGCTAATTAACTGTGTTGCAGCATACAGGTATTCTTTGGGCTTAGAAAATATTCAAGACCATTATAATCTAGGAGCCACAATTAATAGCACAGAAGTTGTTTATCCAGATGGCGGAGAATTATTTAGTATATATGACGATGCCCTGTCTACTAAATATTCATATTCATATCCAGCAACCAAGCCATGGAGTTATTTTTTAAATGATGACTTATATTATGATAATAATAATGATGCCATTAGAATAGCCTACGGCTCTGGAATATCAAAAACTGTAGTGCTAGAAGATTTTATTGTAATACCAAGTGGTCCAGATATGGATAACTCTAGAATAGAATGGGACGGGGACAACGGAATATCAGTAGAGTCCAGCGTAGATGGGATTACATACTCCCCTTGTATAAATGGACAACCAATACCAGAATACTCCCTAGGATCATTTGATACATCAAGAGATTTATATATTAGAATAACAATGACAACATCTAATAACAGTAAGTATCTACCTAAGCTATATAGTTTATCAATGAGTTTTTATAATGATCAAACATTAAATGCTTCTAATTCATCATCATTTATTTCACCAAATACTGGCGGTATAGGATTTAGTAATTCACAATATGAGATATTATCTAGAGATGCTAGAAATGGAATAGCAGTTCAATCTGGAGCAAGTTTTCATGTGAATACAAATACTCTAATTAAATCATTAGAGTTCTTTTATACACCATCAGATTTAAATGGGGGCGGGATCGTAGAGGTAGCAGATGAACCTACAAATCTCTCTTGGCCTACAGGAACACTATCCAAAACCAATATAGATAAGATATATGTCAATGGAGTAGATAAGAGCACACAGACAGATGTCCATAATGTATTTACCAAAGATCAGCTCCAATATGTGGTTATCACATTTGTTGAGCCTATATCTGGTGTTATTAAGATGAACTACTCTACCGCTGGCTCAATTTCGGCACTTTACCAGAATATAGCCCTATATGATTATTCATTAACAGCGACACAGGTTCTGGAACATTTTAATTTATATTTAGGTAATGCTACCACGACCCTTGAAAATTCGTTAATGACCGTGACAGAAAACTCCGTAAACTACTATAACTACGACTGGAAAGTTATCGAAAACGTATAATTTTGTCACAACCTATGACAAAATCTGGACTTTAACCCAAAAGAATGGTAAAATTGTAATCTATGGATATCAATAGAATTAACACTAAAGTATTAGACGAAGAGACCAGACTTGGCATATATGTTTGGCAAATGCCAGACGGAAGGTGGATTGGCGATGATGAAGGAAACTTCCTATCAATCACATCAACAAAAGGAAACAAATCACGAATTTCTTTATTGGCTGATTCAGTTCGGTCATACGGTATTTCTGAAGGCGGGCCTGTATTTCTTTCTGGACGCAGGAAAATTGACGACGAAGAATTCGAGTATCAGCAACAAAGATTAAAATGGGGCCTAGTACCAGATCCAATGGATGTTGGTAATTATAAAGACGAAATGAAAGCGTTGAAAAACGGAGGATTAAAATAATGGAATATATTAACGAAGAAGATACATTTAGCAGCGAGGTATCCATTTCTAATTCATCAGACATGTTTACGTTTGATAAATCCGTTGTTATAGAGACAGATCCATTTAAGGTATCTGGAGACGATTTAAAAAAGATTAATGGTTTAAGCCCAACATTTCGTCGTAAGGTTTCAAGAGAATTTCAAAAAAGATTTAGCGGTATAGAAGGAACTGCAACACAACAAAATCTATTACAGCAAGCAGTAACTGGCTACGCCATGTTCGACCTTGTTCAACCGATGTACAACCTTGAGTATCTATCAAAAATTTATGAAATCTCTCCATACAACTATGCTGCAATTAATGCTAAGGTTGCAAATATTGTTGGCTTAGGATATTCATTTGTTGAGAGTAAAAAAGCTATGGAAGCTTTAGATAACATTGCAGATGAAACACAGCTAAATCGTGCACGTAGAAAAATGGATAGAATTAGACAGCAACTAGATCTTTGGCTAGAAGACGTAAACGAAGAAGAAACATTTGTTGAGACTCTCGTAAAGGTATACACAGACCTAGAAGCAACAGGAAATGGCTTTATTGAAATAGGTAGAACAACAAGCGGAAACATTGGATATATTGGACATATCCCAGCAAAGACAATGCGTGTTCGTAGACTACGTGATGGATTCATACAACTACTTTACGGCAAGGCAGTATTCTTTAGAAACTTTGGCGATATGGAAACAGAGAATCCAATTGCTGGTCAAGAAGACCGACCAAATGAAATTATTCAATTAAAGAAATATACACCTATGGATAACTACTACGGTATTCCAGATATCGTAGCGTCACAGAATGCTATGGCTGGTAATGAGTTCGCTGGCAAGTATAACCTTGACTACTTTGAAAACAAGGCAGTTCCAAGATATATTATTACAGTAAAGGGTGCAAAGCTTTCTACAGAATCAGAAAGAAAGTTGCTTGAGTTTTTCCAGGTAGGACTTAAAGGAAAGAATCATAGATCTCTTTATGTTCCACTACCAGCAGACTCTGCAGATTCTAAAGTTGAATTTAATATGGAGCCAGTAGAGGCAAATATTCAAGACTCATCATTTAACACTTATCGAAAAGCTAACCGTGATGAAATTTTGCTTTCACACAGAGTTCCAATAAATAAAATTGGAGTACCAGAGGGAGTCAGCCTTGCCTCTGCTAGAGACGCAGATAAAATGTTTAAAGAGCAGGTATGTCGTCCAGCACAGGATATTCTAGAAAAGAAATTAAATAGAATTATTGCCGAAAAGACAGACGTGTTAGTTCTTAAATTTAATGAGCTAACCCTGACAGATGAAGACACGCAATCTAAGATAGATGAAAGATATTTAAGAATGCAGGTTATTACTCCAAATGAGGTTAGAATTAGAAAAGGCATGGTCCCAATTGATGGTGGAGATGCAGTAATTCAGCTAAAACCTCAACAGGCAGCCGAACAAATGGCCCAAGCTACTAATAGTAGAAGAAGAACCCAGGAAAGAGATGCCAATGCACCTGATATTTCAGGGGAGGCCAGAAATCCAAAAGGTGAGGGTAGAACGACTGCTTAATTATTAGGCAACTAGTTATTTGCCTTTTTATATTTTAAAAGATAAAATTAAGCATATGAATATTGAAAAATCTTATTGGTCTTCAAATGGCGACAATATCAATTTGTCTGTTCCGTTTACAAAGGTCAACCGTGAAAAAAGAACTGTTTCTGGATTCGCTACACTAGATAATCTTGATCAAACAGGAGATGTAGTTACGGCTGAAGCAAGCCTAAAAGCTTTTGAAAATTTTCGTGGAAACATTCGTGAGATGCATGGGTCAAATGCTGTTGGCAAAATGGTATCATTTAAGCCAGAAAGTTTTTATGATCCAAAAAGCGGAGAATTTTACAATGGCGTTTATGTAGACGCTTATATTTCTAAAGGCGCTCAAGACACATGGGAAAAGATTTTGGACGGAACCCTTGCAGGTTTCTCAATTGGCGGAAAGATTATTGATTCAGATAATGAAGTAAATAAGTCTACAGGAAAAGCAATTCGTTTTATTAAAGATTATGCATTGATGGAACTATCAGTTGTAGATTCACCAGCAAATGAGTTGTGCAACATTTTGTCTATTCAGAAGATGAATGGACAATTAATGTTTAAAGGAATAGCAGCAGAAACTGCTACAGAAAATATTTTTTATTGTGAAGAGAGTAAATCAGTATTCATCTCACAAGAAGCATCTTATGACTCCCCAGTCACTGGTAAGCCAGCATCACTAATTGGTTGGGTAGAGAGTAACGATGTTAACAAAGCTAAAGAGATAGATAAGATTCTTGATTCGTTCATGAAGTCAAGATTACCGTTGCCTGATACACAAACAATTGCAAAACAGGCAAACGTAGAAGGAGGTAATGAAGTGTCAGAAAACACAGAAAACGTAGTTGCAGAAGATGCAGTAGCACCAGAAGCAGCCGTAGAAGAAACACCAGTTGTTGCTGAGGAAGCACCAGCTGCTGAAGTTGCTGTAGAAGAAGCAGCAGCAGACGCTTCTGCCGAAACTCTAGAAAAAGCAGCCGACGTATCAGAAGTTGAGGTTGATGAACCTGATTTTGCAAAGATGCTTGGTGACCTAAAAGGATTTTTCTCAGAGACTCTAAACAAAGCTTCAGAAGCAAATGCAGCACAAGTTTCAACAATCAAAGAGACAGTTGAAGTTTTCAGCAAGAGCGTTGACAGCAGAATTTCAGAGTTGGCAGAACAACATGCCGTACTAAGCAAGGCTGTTGAAGATATCAAGAGCACGATTGATGGCGTAGAAAAGCGTGTCGATGCAGTAGAATCAGAGACTGCAATTAAGAAGTCCTCAGACCTTGGCGGGTCTCAGGAAGTAACAATCAAAAAATCAAAATGGAACGGTTCTTTCCTCGGTTCCGTAAACGAATTATTCAACTAAAAGGGTAGGTGAAAAAAAACAATGAGCAATGAAACATTAGAAAAAGCAGTTGCAGCAGGTACAACAGCTACAGCAACCTTCGCTTCTACTACTGGTGCCACATCAGGTACACACGTAGGAGGAGAAGCAGGTAACGGTGGCTTACTAAATCCAGAGCAATCTGCACGATTCTTAGATTATATGTTTGATGCAACCGTAATCGGTAAAGTAGCACGAACAGTTCGCATGAAGGCTGATACAACAGAAATTGATCGTATTGGCGTTGGCGAAAAACTTATGAAGCTTGCAACAGAAGCTGACAACACAGGTACAAACGCTGCTGTCACATTCTCCAAGATTTCTTTGACAACAAAGAAGCTTCGCTTGGATTGGGAACTTTCAACAGAGTCTCTAGAAGACAATATTGAGGGTCCAGATCTAGAAGATCATATTGCCCGCATGATGGCAACACAGGCAGGTAATGA